TTCTAAGTGTATCACCTATAAGTTTTACCATAATTATAATTTACCTCCTCTCCCAAGATTTGTACCCTCGGTTCTTGTCTGTTCGGTTTCCTCTGATATTTTCGATACAGGCTTTGTTGGTCTACCTTCTTTTACAGGTTGCCCTGTTTTATCAGTTTTTTTTGTGTCCCCACTTTTATTGGGAACAACAGTAACAGGCGTTGGTTGTTTAATTGTTTGTTCTGACTTTTGTGCTACTTTTTCTTGATTTTTAGAGTTTTGGTTTGCTAAGTCTTGTTGATTTTTAGCGGTTTGGTCAGCTAAATCTTTTTGTTGTTTACCTGTTATCTCCGCCATTTGTTTTTGACCTTCAAGCGCAGGAGGAGTAAGTAAATCCGTAAAGCCAGTTGCTTGTGCTTCTTCCATATGTTTTCTGAGTTGTGCTGGTTTCATTCCCATAGCCGCTGCTATTTTCTGTGGTAGTATAATTCCAACATTAAACAGAGTCATTACTGATTCTAGTCTATTCTGCCTATTTAGGAAGAATTGTGTACCTTCGAAATTAAATTTGAATTTAAATGTTTTAGTATATTTATTGACAAAATAATTCATAAAGATATTAAATTGCTCATATAAATCTGTCATCATTTGTTCATCAACATTTAAACTCAATTGTGTTTCGAGAACATTTGGTTTAATATCACTTGTAAATATTAAATTCGTGTTTACACCACTGGAAGCCAATGTTGTTTTTAAATAACTATCGTATAACTCATTTTCTGAGTCAAAACTAATACCTTTCATATCTTCCAAAGGAGCAGAAGCAACTTTAATAGCTTCATTAATACTGCTTTTCACCAATGCTAAGAATTTACCAAGTAAATCTGGACTGATAGCAATCATATCTTTTACGCTTGCTTTAGCATCCCTGTTTAACATTGGTACTTGACCGATAATCATTTTACTTGCTGCAGCCATACTTGCTTGCTTTTGAAGATTGCGCATCAAAGATTGCAAAATCAAATCACTAAACAAAGGAGTAAAATATGGTACTCTAGTTGCCAATTCTGGTGTATATTTAAAGCACATACCTACATCAATAGGGACATCAACCCAATAAATCCAAGTTGAATCTCTAAATTCAGGAGGCATGGAAGGCATATATGGTTTTGCTTTATTTCCGTTTACCCATATTTCTTTATATTTTTTTCTAAAGAAATCTGGATACATATTAATATCAACACCCGGCAATAAAAACCAGTACATATTAAAACTAAAGAGGAAACCGCCCTCCCACCTACCAGTTATTTTACAATAATCAGCAGGAAGTTCTTGAAGAATTATAGAATCTCCTAAATCTCTGGTACAAGCAAAAAATGCATCGTTTCTTACCATTTGTTTTACAGCAATACCGAATTCTTTTTTATAAGGAAATTTTTCTAGAATATCTTCTACCGCTTTTATATCTTTTTTATATTTCGGAGTTTCATAATCTTTTGGTTCAGCTTCTGATGTATAAGTAATATCAAACGCAAGCATGTCTGCCATATAAGCAATAAGTCTTTTGTAAACCATTGATTTAAGTTCAAAATCTTGAGAAAATTCACGAAGTTGTAATTCGTTTTCTTTAGGATTTTTTAGTGCTTGATTGAGAGTATCCTCTGTAGCAGCCATAGGATTAAGAGTAATATCTCTCATTCGGCTACTAATTAAATCAGGATTTAAATATCCTTGCCCAATCATACTTGTTATACCTCTAGCAAAAGCAATTACATCCCAAATTTCTTGTTCTGTAATCTCTTGTTCTTTATCGTTGCTTTCATTATTATCTGCCATTTTCTAGCCTCCAATCTTCCCAATATTCTTTTTTTGCTTCACTTATTTTTTTTCTTACTTCTTCGGAGTGAGTTTTCCCAAAAAAAGAATTTTTATTTCCTATACGAATAATACTAAGTTCTTTTTTTAAATCATTGGGATTCATTCTTCTAATTTTTTTCTTGGACATTTTATTTTTTGTTTCTTTTGTTACGGGGATTCCTTTATTCCAAGCTTTTCTTCCTTTGAGAGATTGTGACATTTTCTTTATTGCTTCTTCTGATTTCGGTATTCCTTTTTGCCATTTTGACATTTTTTCTAATTCTTCATAAGAATGTTTGTATCCACAACAACCATCTCCACCATCTGTCATATTATAACCATTATCTTTTGCATCAAAATAAAAAATATAAAACATTTCTTTTTCAATCAATTTTTCTTCTGAACATTCTTCGATAATAAAAAAATTAAAGTATTCGTCTCCATACTTATTCCAAGATTTTTGAAGATGGTCGTTATCGTGATTTTTATTTAATAATTGACTTTTATGATTACCCCATCTTTTTTCTATATCGTATGATTTTCCTATATATTTTTTATTATTTATCAAATTTTCAATACAATAAATTCCACAAGTCATTCATACCTCCTGTAGGCAAATCCTGAAATATTATATTGAAGGGAAGGCACTCAGGAAGTGCTTTTCATGTTCGAATCACTATCCCTTCAATTTCATTTAAACAAAAACTGAGACTCCAAGGAAAGCTTCCATGTCATCCCAATCAGAATATCTATCTTTTAAAAGTTCCGTATCCATTAAACTAATGTAATAATTCATATAAGATACCGAAGTATAACGGTCTTTACGTGCACCGGATGGTTCAACCAATTTTACTAAACCGTTTGCCGGAGCCATTTCTAAAGCTATGCTTTCATTTACCATTAAGCTTATTTGTAAATGTGCTTGTAAAAGATATGCTCTAATACCAGTATCATCTTGGTCTAAAATATCTTTATTTCCTGATTTTATTAAAAATTCTTCTTCTGTGTTATCGTCAACTAGAAATGTAATTAGTTTCTTTTTTAATCTCTCTCTAAATTTAACAGCAATTAAAGAGTTAAGGGGTGCATTAGCTGAAATAGGGAAAATACATTGTACAGCGTCTTGCCCAAGAGTTCTAGTGATTAATTCATCATACACTTTTGTATCAACATTTGAAGAATTCATAACAGTATATGCTGGATATTCTACCCCTCTCATTTCGTCTTTTGTTACTGAGCTTAATGCATCAAATACACTGATACCTGCATTTTGTAAATCTAGTACTAAAACATCACCTTGAAATTCTTCGTATATCTGTTTTATCCTTAAAGCCTGTAGATTGGTGTTTTTACCATTATGAGATTCCATAAAAACTATTTCTGTTTGCCAACCTTTTTTACTAGGTAACAATCTTCCGCAACTTATAATTGTATTATCATTTGTTGAACCCGCTCTCATAGCCACATCAACAGAAACAATACGCATTTCATCTGAAAGTTTTGGTATATCATAATTATTTTTATGAGTTGGACTTGTTATATAAACTTCATCCCTTATTGGTCTCCAACTTCTTTTTATATTCCTTTCAAATAAACCAAGTTTATAGAAAGACAAACTCGAAGAACCATATGGTATATTTCCATATTCCATTAAGAAAGTGATGGGGTCCATATTCTCTTTTTCTCTAGCCATTTGCTTTTTAGTTTTTATACCATGATGAATAGAGATTAAGTAATCTAAAAATACACCTTTTGTATTTGGGTCTCCATCTGCCATCATCTTAATAAATTTTTTAGTTTCAGGATACCATTCATAAGTTTTATAGTGCGCACTAGTGATAATAATTTCCTGTGGCTCTTCTCTTAGTTCTTCTATTGAAGAATATTTTGGATTTTTCATATAAGGGGGTTGACGACTAACAAGAAAAGGGCGAATAATTGAATCTATAACTTCATTCGGTATTAAACGTCTTTCTTCTAGTACAGTAACATGGGAGCGGTGCATTTTGTTATCTGTAAAGTTTTTTATCTTTACATTCTTGAAATTTTTTTCTTTCAAGTTCAGCATATCTTTTTACCCTATAAGGGTAGGCGCACTCTTGGACAAATTATATTCTCTTTCGAGGGTCATCGTCTATGCGTTGCGTGTGACTATTTCTTAAATAGCCTTCCACTCGGATTAGCATCTCAGCTTTCCCGTTTCTTGCGCCATTTTTAATAAGCATTACTGCCTATTGAAGCCAATAAATGTTTGTATTTTTGATACTTTTTATATTTTCTATCTAAGAATATATTAGCATTGTCATATAAATTGGAATAAAAATTTTTATAACTTTCTTTTCCGCTTATTCCACAATCTAATTTATCTTTAGATACATATGTATTTATATTAAATTTTTTTAGAAATTCACGAAAAGATTCTATAAAATCTGGAGACCCACAAGTTATTTTTCCTCTAAGCATATTTCTAGTATTGTCGTAATATATGCTACCGTCTCCGTCGAAATATCCTCGAATAAAACACCATGTCAAATAATCATTTTCTAATTTAGGAAATTCAATATCTAAAGATTTATTTTTATGAATACCCAAAAGATTTAAATCAAAAACTAGTTCTGTACTAAATATTCTTATTTGACACAAATAAGATATTCCAGTAAATTTTCCTTTTATATATCTAGGTTTTTTTTCAAGAAATGTTACAGGAATATTTCCTCCTAAACATTTATTAAATTTTTTTAGATGCTCAAAATCATCTTTTTGCAATTGTATTGCTAATTCTTTATGAGAAGATATGTAACCATCTGCATAAATAAAACCAAGCCAATATGCCGAAAATTCATTTAATGGAGATTTAAAAAAATCAATATCAAAATTATATTTTCTTTCATTTTTTAAACCAAGTTTACATCTTTTATTTTCAACAGATGATTGCGTTCTTCCCAAATATTCAGCCATTTCTTTTATTGACATTTTCGGGTGATTTTTTAAAACAAAATCTATTTCTTCTTTTTTCCATTCTTTTTGCTTTTCCATTTTATATGTTCCTCCATTTGGATTTATTTATATAAAACTTTATTTCTACAAACATTTATTATTTTAACCTCTACCGCCTTCGCCAGAAACAACTACATTAATTTTTGAACCATTATAAAACGTCATTTCCCACTTATTCTGATTAGTGACGATATTCGAAGTTTCCCTCAAAATATTTGGATGTTCTTCCATAAGAGATTTGCATTTCTCTGAAATAATTAAACCTGCTTGTGCTTTAGTAGAAGATGCCAATGCAACAATAGTACCCGGATATAATATACATCTGGCTATAGCATAAACACCAATCAACCAAGATTTTGCACTTGCACGAGATGCTATTCCTACAAACTCTGTAGACCTAGCCATTAAATTTATCCAATATCTTTGATAAGGATATAGTGGAATTCCTAAATAATGCTCTACGAAAAAACTAGGATTACTTCTATAAAAAGTAACCCAACTTTTAATTCTTTCTTTTTTTTGTTTAGTCATTTCTTTTTCGCTAAGAAATTTTACAGGCTCATTAGACTTAGAATAAGGTTTCATTTTTTGTAAATAAGGACTTCCCCTTGGTTTTAATTTTTTACTCATCACTCACCTCCCCATCATCGATATTTACAAAATTATCAAACTCATTGGGGTCAAACTCTGAATTTTCTATTTCTCCCTCGTCTATGTTAAAGTCCTTGCTACCCTGAATGAAATTCTTTAATGGTCTAACCATATATTTATTATAATATTCATCTGTGTTTGCTACATCTCGATATATGTCACCTCTTGGGTCTGATAATAACCATTGTGCAGGTTCTTCCCGCTCTATATCAGCTATCCAAACCCCGAATGTATCAACTCCTGCATTTTGAGTTGTCTTAACTGCATTTGGAGATATGGCTAAGTTTTTCATCAGGCTTTGCAATTCTTTCATATCATCTGCTGTATCAGGGTCGTTATCTATTCTTTTATGCCTAATTCTCAACATGGTATAGCATACCTCTTTTAGCAAAACAACCTCTGCATGTGTGTCTGCTTTATGAGTATTTTTAAAATTAGAATATTCTCTTTCTAAAAATTCAATATCTGCTCTAGCTAATTCTTTCCCCCAAAAATCAAGAACATCTGCTGGAATAGGGACTATGGTTGGGTCATTTATTTTTTCAGTAAATATAACAGACACATCATCATATACTAAGTTTTGTTTTATATTTTTTTCCATTGAAGGATTTAAAGATACTAGTTTAGAAAGATAAATTCCTATAACAGCACTAACTTTTTTACCACTATTATGAAGGGTTTCGATTTGGGATTTTACCGCTGATGCAGCATCGTTAGAGTATTTTATATTTAATGATGTGCAAATTTTATGTATGGCTTTTTCTATAGAAGATGTTTCTTTATAAAAATCTTCATAAAGAGATAAAATGCAGTTTTTGCATACGCTCATAATCATCAATGTATCTATTTTTCCCATATCTGTAGCTTCATAAAATTCAGAGGCAGGTTTCATTTTTGCACATTTTCTACACCAAGATTCTTTTATGACAAATCCTGATTTTGTAGTAATTTCTTTTAATTCTGCCATTTTTATTCCTTTATAAAATTAAGATTTTATTTTGTAGTAATAGTCTTCCAGCTAGGAGGTAGATTTTTATCTATCTCAATAGCATGATAAGGTTTACTTTCCCTTATCCCCACTTTTTTTACCCAATCTGCCATTTTCTTTAAACCTTTTTCCAAAGGCACTGTATTTTTAATATCGAATATTTTATAAGCTTTGGTATGATTTGAATATGCTGTAAATACTTCAAACCTTGGGGGTAAGTGTTCTACAACAGGTTCCACACCAAATGCATTAGCCACAGCTTTTGATAAACTGTTTATTGTAACTGGCTGGTCTGCACCAATATTAATTATTTGATTAAGTGCAGCGGGGGTTATAATTGATTTTGCAATATAAGGTGCTGTATCATCAATATAAGAAAATGCCCTCTTTTGCTTTCCATCACCAAATATTGTCATAGGTTTTCCTTCTACGATTTGTTTCATAAAAATCCCTATAACATTTCTAAAACGGTCTCCGGTATTTTGATTTTCCCCATAAACATTATGAGGTCTAAATATTACATAATCCATGCCATATAACTCATGGGCAGCACGAATATCTGCTTCCACTGCATATTTAGAAACAGCATAGGGGTCCTCTGGTTTCAAATTCATGTCTTCTGTGAAGGGTGTATAATTTGAACCATAAACGCTCATAGATGAAGTAAACACAAAACATTTGACTTCATTTTTTACTGCTTCATTGATTAAATTTATACTGCCAATTAAATTATTTGTATAATTAAATCTCCTTATAAAGTGAGAAAGCCCTTCTGCTGCGTATGCCGCTCCGTGATATACATAATCAAATTTTTCTCGATTAAATAAATATTCAACGAGGTCTTTATCAGTAATGGAACCTTTAATAAATCTTGTCTTATTGGGGATATTGTCGATAAATCCTCCACTTAAATCGTCTAATATAACTACCTCGTGTCCCATATCAATACAATAGCGAGCAACATGTGACATTATAAAACCTGCTCCGCCAGTAATAAGCGATTTTGTCATAATTGTTCCTTTTTTATAAGATTTTCTTGAGATAAGAATTGATATATTTAATAGTATTATCAACTGTTTTTGTTTTTTCAAGATTAACTTCGATAAAAACTCCATTTTTTTGCAAAATTTCTTTTTATTTCGTCTTTATATTTTAGATAATTAAGCTAACCTATCCCGTTCTTTTTTTATATAACTAATGCTTTAGTGAACGTGGCATTATTTCTTTCTCCTTTTATTTCTTTAAGTTTTATTTTAAGACCCTTCTACTCTTACTTGGGTATATCCCGATGAAGTAAAAGAACCACTATAAGTTTGCCATGCAGAGGCTTGACAATCTACAACACTAGAGCCACTGCGATATTTTAATACCCCTGTATCTCCTCCGCTATATTTGTTTTGATATAAATCAATAGAGTTTGCACCTGTATTAACTACTTCGGATTCCATATAAGCCGTTGAACTCAAATACATTTTTTCATAATTTCCCGAACCAGAAACAAAACCGTTTCCAATCCAATTCCCGGAAAAAGTTCTAACGTTTCCTTCTTGAGCGCCAGTCGCCTGTCCCCAAGAAGTAGAGCCTTCAATTGCACTAGTTCCTTCTGTATACTCCACCACCAGTTTAGGGCGATAACCAGTTGTGGCGCGGTCGGAGGAGAAAAACCAATTATTTCCCGAAGGACTACCCTTAATTAGCAAATCAATATTTCCACCGAATAAACCCTCAACCGTAGTGTTTGTTAAATCACAGGTATAAGAAGTACCATCGGCATTTGCAAGTAAAGTTGAAAATGAACCAATAGCTGTAGCAAGATAGTCCGTAGTTTCCGTATTGCAACCAACAGAACCCGCCCAATGGTCTGTAGTATGTATCTTGTGATTCCATGTTGCTCCCGCTTCCGTCCAGTCTCTATTGGCAACAGAAAGGAGATAAATATAATGTGTCGCATCTTTACAATCGTCGTCAACAAGAGTAAGAGTAGCTGTAGTACATGTACTCTCAGCCGCAATACTGGATAAATCAAATCGTAATAATGCTCTAGCATTATCTGTTTCAGACGTGATGTAAGTAAGAGCACCCTTAATAGTATCGGGGTCGGTATAATCTAAATATGTATCATAAGCACTATTTACATCCCCACCGTATCCATCGGTGAAGGTCGGGTCAACGTAAATCGGGAATGTCGCACCCGTCGTATCTACCGACCACTCAATATATCCACCTGAATAGACCTGCGTGACAGGAACATCAACTTCATTCGCATCTTTGGCTGTCGGTTTATCGATAGTTCCCCACACCAATCCATCAGTAGTGCTGGTCAATTCCCCCGTAGTAGCGTTATAGGTCAATCCAACAAAAGATACCGCAAATCTCAAGCGGGTATAAGCACTACTGTTCTTAAGCGTAAAGTCTGCTTTTATCCTGCGCCAAGTATTCGTGATACTGGCATACAGGTTGGTCATATCCCATTCAGTTTTATTGTTTGTCCAAGCGGGGGTAGGAAGATTAAGATTTCTCCATTGATTTGTATAATATTGAATATTTGTTATATCAACATATTCTGTGGTTATATTTCTACGTGGATACCATCTTCTTGCCCCACCGTTAGCAATGTGGATTGCGTGACGTGTCTTATCACATTTTTTACTATGTATTCCGCCATCTTCAAAATTCTCGTCTACGTCAATCCAATTATCGGTTTCGTTTTTAAAATGTTTGTCATGTATTGTTAATTCTGTTTGGTATTTATTTGTATCTGCGTCATAAAAGGTTTTAGATTTTTGAGTTCTTTTTTCTATTTTTTCAACCCACATATTTCCTCCTATTGTGAAGATACTTAAAGTTCATATTTTAATGTTTAGGCGGGGAATTGCACCTCGCCTAAAGCTATTTTCATTAAGGTATTATGTCATTAATATCTGTTAGGGGTAAATTTTCATAAACTGTAAAAATTACAGGAGTAGTATAACCAGCGAACCCCGTCATTTCGATATATGCTTGTGCATTATAATCTCCCGCTTGGTCAAGTATACTGCTACTGCTCGTATAATATACAAGTATACCATCCGAACCACTAGTAAAGAAAGCAGCGCTTCCTGTTACAATTGTATCGTCTGGTTTTTCGATAATTATATTTTTTATACTGGCGCTTGATATATCTAGTGCACTGTTGCCTTCTTTTACTTGCAACTTTATTGCTAAATTTTTAGCACCGACCTGTATGTGGTCTTTGTCTGTAGGTACTTGGGGTATAAGATAAGTATATGTCATAATGCTCCTATCTGGTTATATTTTCCTTTTATATGCGTATGATGTACCTTGTATAGATTTATCTATATAAGTATCATCAGTTAAACTTTCTGAGAGATATGATTCCCCTCTCATATCTCTCACAAGATATGAAGGTTTATCTAATTCTGTTTTTATTTGTGTTGTACCCTGCATGCTTCTTAACATATAAGCAGTTAGGAATACTATTGTCCAAACTTTTAGATTTATATTATCAGCACTTTGCCCTTGAAGAGCATTGAATATATCCAATATGTAATGTTGTCCATGAAAGAATATTGTTAAACTATCAGCAAATTGCAACTGCGTTGCATTATCAATAGAAATGCTTACTCTTGATATGATTGTTGAAGAAGTCTGCAATTGTGTTGCATTTTGTATTGCTAATAAATAATTCTGTTTTAATAATAGGCTTGAAGATGTTTGCAGTTGAGTAGCATTATTTACTGTTGCTAAAGCATAGTGGGCTAATAATGATACCTTATTTGAGGTTTGTAGCTGAGTAGCATTGTTTACTGTAGCTAGAACATAATGTGCACTTAAGTCTACATTATCTGCGGTTTGTAATTGTGTCGCATTTTGCATAGCTAATATTTGATGCTGGATTAAATTTACATTTCCAGCAGTTTGCAATTGGGTTGCATTATTTACAGACAATACATAATCCTGAGTTAAATTAACACTTTGAGCAGTTTGTAATTGAGTTGTATTATTGATTGCCAAAGTGAAATTATAGAACAAAGATATGTTGCTTGCTGTCTGCAACTGTGTTGCATTCTGCATTGCTAGTACTTGATGTTGAATTAAATTAACATTTGTAGATGTTTGTAACTGAGTTGCATTATTTACGTTTAAAGAACCAATTGTATGTTGTATTAAATCAACATTTCCAGCAGTTTGTAATTGTGTTGCATTATTAATTGTTAAAACTTGATGTTGAGTTAAACTTACATTTTGGGCGGTTTGCAACTGTACTGTATTTTGTATAACTATAACATGATGCTGAGTTAAACCAATATTACTAGTGGTTTGTGTCTGTACTGCACTATTTATAGATAATACATGATGCTGTGTTAGATTTATAGTACTTGTCGTTTGTGTCTGTACTGCATTATTAATATTAAGAGAACCAACTTCATGTTGTACTAAATCTATTTTATTAGCTGTTTGTAACTGTACTGCATTATTAACAGACAAAATATAATGTTGTGTTAATATTATATTACTAGAAGTCTGTGCTTGTACTGCATTTTGTACAGTTATAGTTGAAATACCGGGATTAAACGTTAATGTAACATTATCAGCAGTTTGTGTTTGTAAAGCACTCATTGTACTGTAGAACGTAGGAGGAGGTATTATACCACCACCCGGTACAAAAATTATCCACGATGTTGCTAATTCTGGTAATCTAACATTATCAGTAGAATAATAGTAAGTCGTAGATGTATTATAGTTACCAACTATCCATATTGAACCATTCCACCATACTCTTATGTCACTATCAGTACTTAATTTCCAATATAGTCTACCATTTAATATACCGGAATTGTTGTAATAGCCATTGACTGTACTTAAACCAGCGTCAGATAAAACATAATCTGCTGCTAATATGAAGTTAGGCGGGGTTGTTGTTAGAGTTATATTATCAGATGTTTGTGTTTGTGTTGCATTGTTTACTGCTAATACTTGATGTTGAGTTAAATTAACTTTGTCACTTGTTTGTATCTGTGTTGTATTATTGATAGATAATACATAATGTTGAGTTAAATTAACCTTATCACTCGTTTGTAACTGTGTTGCATTATTAATTGATAATATATAATCTTGAATTAAATTAACTTTATTACTAGTTTGTGATTGTGTCGTATTATTGATTGTTAAATCATAGTGTGGCTTTGCATTAGCATTTGTAGAAGTTTGCGTTTGTACAGCATTATCTATTGCTAATATCTGATGTTGAGTTAGTGCTATATTTTCAGAAGTTTGTGTTTGTATAGCGTTAAAAGGTGCTACTGCACCAACTTGATGTTGTAATAAATCAACATTGTTACTTGTTTGTAACTGAGTTGAATTATTAATTCCAGTTAAAATCGTGTGATTAGTTAATAATATTAAAGTACTTGTTTGTGTTTGAGTAGCATTATTAATCGTTAATACTTGATGTTGAGTCAAATTGATAGTTTGACTTGTTTGTAACTGAGTAGCATTATTAATCGCTAATACTTGGTGTTGAGTTAAATTAACATTAGCACTGGTTTGCAATTGTGTAGCGCTGTTTATAAATAATACATAATCTTGTGTTAAATTAACTTTATCGCTAGTCTGTAATTGCGTAACATTGTTTATCGTTAATACTTGGTGTTGAGTTAAATTAACATTAGTGCTAGTCTGTAATTGTGTAACATTGTTTATGGATAATACATAATCTTGCGTTAAATTAATATTATCGCTTGTTTGTAATTGAGTAACATTATTAATTGCTAACACTTGATGTTGCGTTAAAGCAACATTGTCACTTGTTTGTAATTGTGAAGCATTATTAGGTATTATAATATAATGAGCACTTAAAACAACATTATTAGAAGTCTGTAATTGAGTGGCGTTATTTATAGGTAAAGGTGGATGATGAGTTAATTCTAGGAGATATAAATCTCTACCACTAAAATCATCATAGGAGTTGGTAGGAACAGTGGCTGGTTTATAAAACTGATGTACGGCAGCGCCTCTAGTAAGCATACTGGTATCATTACCAGTTGTAACTACTTCCCAACCACTTCCCCTATCTATATAAAGAGTAAAATCTCCATTTGCTTTATGACGAACACCATATTTGATAGATGCCCTGCTTGCCCAAGTTAGTGCACCAACATCGATTACAAGACCAGCCCCCGCATATAGCGCAAAATGGCTACATCCTGTTAAACTAGCAGCTTGTAAATAAACTTCATAAAAATGAGTTCCATCTACATAATCATAATAAAGATACAAACTTTGTGAAACAGCGGTCAAACCACTGCCTGTAATATACATATCTACTGCTGGACCAAAATCAGAAACATTCCAACGAAGGTTTGTAGTACCTGTGGAAGATGTAATCAATTGATTGCTTGAAATAGAAGGTGTACCACTAATGGTTGTCCAATTGGTTCCTAGACTTGCTCTATTGAAATCATCTGTAACAGGACTACTTCCAAAACTGTTAGCACCATCGCACAACTGTAATTGTGAAGCATTATTAATTTCTAATACCCCCGTAGGAGGATAAAATGTTAAATTTATATTATCAGATGTTTGAGCTTGTACGCAATTATTAACTGATAGCACTTGATGTTGAGTTAAAACAATATTGTTGCTTGTTTGTGACTGTGTAGAATTATTTGTTACTAGAGAGTAATGTACAATTAATACTATATCTTCAATTTCTGTAAATGTTAAAACGTTTCCATCTACGGTTTGTGCTTGACTTGTACTATTTATAACTAATACCTGATGTTGCGTTAAAGCAACCCCTCCCGCTGTCTGCGTTTGGGTTGCATTATTTACTGATAGGGTTGGTTGAAGTGGTGGACCATCTTCCGATGTAATAGTACCACCAAATGTAAGCGTATGTCCCCCTCCACTATAATCTGTTGTATCTGTATTATTAGATAATTTCCAATCTGCCCAAAGTCCAGAAGTTTTTACTGCTGTAGCGCTATTACGCTCCGTTCTCAATTCTGCATCCGTTAGTTCAACCCCCGTCCATACCCTTACATAAGCGAGACAACTGTCTAACACTTCGTTGTAACTGTCATTTGCGACAGATATTCGTTGAACATTAAACTCACTTGCACCTATTGAATTTGTATGCGCTTCAACAGGGGCACTACCGGATGCAGTATAATAACCACCCTTCCAAACTATGTAATTGGTTCCGTTGTTTGCCCCTGTAATATAAAAATAATACCAAGTATCTTGGGAAGGCTGATTAACCCAAGTATGATTTTCGGCTGTCGATGCTAATTCTGCAACATCCGTGTCTCTGTATCCATGTAATACAGAATAAGTGGAAGTTGTATCATCGTTTTCAAAACCTAGATTGTATGCCCATGCACCCGGTGTAATATCTCTGACTTTCATCCAACCTGCAATCGTGCATTTATCAGTATTGCCAGTCATACTAAACGCTTCAGGCGCACCTACAAACTTAACATAATCGCCTGATGCGTTAATACCGATAGCAGAATAAGTGGTTGATGGGTTGTAGGTTATTGTTACTTTATCTGAAGTTTGTGTTTGAGTAGCATTATTTACAGTTAAAATATAATGTTGAGTTAATGATACTTTATCAGAAGTTTGTGTTTGAATAACATTATTTAAATAAATATTACGGGGTTGTAATACTATCTTATCAGAATTTTGTGTTTGAGTAGCATTTTTAACAGATGTTAAAATATAATGAGCGGATAAAACTACTTTATCAGAACTTTGTAATTGTGTTGAATTATTAGTTGCTAAAACATAATGTTGAGTTAATGATACTTTATCAGAAGTTTGTGTTTGAATAACATTATTTAAATAAATATTACGGGGTTGTAATACTATCTTATCAGAATTTTGTGTTTGAGTAGCGTTTTGAATTACTAAAGATATAGTCCCCTCAATTATAAAACTCTTAGACCCTGACCAACCACCCCAACCAGAATAAGTACCATCGGTGGTGCTGTCGGTTGCTCTTACTCTCCAATAGTAAGTACCAGCGGTTAAAGGAGTTTGTGTAGTATAAGTTTGCTCTACACCAGAATTTGTAGGGTGAGATGCACCTGCTGAAAAACCAGTGTGGTCGGTAGAAAACGCATCAACAACAATAGAAGAACCAGATTTGAATGCGGCAATGGTAGTTACCCAAGCAGCACTACTTTCTATTGTAAACGATGCTGTTTTTTCTCCTATTGCCATTTGGTCTTCAGTAAGAATTGTGCAAAAAGCAGCGCCAGCACCAATTTTTAGTCTTTCGTTCCAAGGGGCTACTATAGAAGCACTTGTTTGCAATTCATAAGTTAGAGTACTAAAATAAAGTGCACTCCCTGTTGTTGATGTAATGCTTCCACTAGTGGCATTAGTACCCGTTCCGGAATTGCTGGCACTTGTACCGATAATAGAAGAAGTCTTTCTTGCCCCTGTATACGAGACTGCGCCACCTACAGAATCTATAGTGGCGGTATTCAATGTTACCGTAATTGTGAATGTACCGCTAGAAATAACGTTCTCTGCATAAAATATACCGGAAGTAATTATTCCGACACTTTTCTGTTTTGCCTCATAATATGTGTTTCCTTGGTTGTCCTCAACCTTAGAAATCCCATTGGCGCTTGTTTCCCATTGCCCCAAGGCAACAACTACTAATGCCCCCGGAGTAGGAGGGGTTGGGAATGTTATATCAAATGGACCACCAACAAACTCTACAGGAGGAGCCACTTGGTCTACTTGGATAATCGTATCAAAAGCCTTATCTGTAGCTACCTGTACTTGATAATCTAACCTGTGACCTGTATAATCAATACCTGTAAACTTAAGGTCAACGGTTGATGCGGTTGTTGAGTAACCTTCGTTTGGAGTGCCCAAAGTTGTTGTTGGAGGTGTTTCGGCATTATAAGTTAAAGTTATATTATCTGCTGTTTGTGCTTGGGTTGTATTACTCACAACAAGACTTGTACGCTTGTCTTTAAAAGACGCAATTACAACACCCCAATCCTCAGATGTTCCAAACCCCCAACTACCTGATGTAGTACTACCTGTTGAGGGTGGGAAAAAATATTGTGAACCACCGCCCCATATACCGTTATCATTGGTATAAATAACAGTACCTGTTGGAGAGTATGGTGCAAAAGTATTTGCACCATTTGCTACAGCAGCAAAAATAATATCACTGCCCGATGAGAAATCGATTGTGCCTCTAGGACTTGCACTAGTCGCACCTGCACTACCGCTGGCAAAATCTAATGCTGTTGTACTGCCAGTTTGTGCTCTAGCAGTAGCTACATCGATACTCATATTAATGCCACCAGCATTAGGCACAGAAAGCCAAGATGCGCTAGTGTGCGGTCCGATAGGGTTGTTTAAGTACCACATTTCTATGGTACATTCTGGTGATGTTGTACCCCTAAAACGTGTAGATGCCTGTGTCATGGGTTGTGCACCTAAAGTAGGTGCACCACCAGTTCTATCACTACCACCCGCATAAAGAAGCATTGCTACAACTAAAGTATCACTACCAACACGAGGTATTGAACCTGTAATAGTAGTTGAATTGTCTACTGAATTTGGGGTATTGGGGATTCTAATTTTATTAACAAAAGTATGTGTCATAGAATCCTCCTATTGGATTTGCATCCTTTTTATAATTTTTTATTATTTAAAAACGTAAAGAGTTCCCTTCTATAATAATTATTATGTAGGGTCTGCAACGTTGACGGTCCATGAGGGTATATCCACTGTGCCACCCGAAACAAGATATTGTGATGTACAAGTAGTAATATATGTTACACTACCTGCGGTTATATTAACCAAAGCTACAGCCAAAGCTGAACCTGAGTTAACAATGGATGCTGCTGTTTTAGCTGTCATGGTAATAGTCCTACCATTTGGTGAACCATCACCAACAGCGAAACAACCTGTAGTCATGGGTTGTAATGCTAACATGCAACCACCTGTAGCTATATTTGAAGTGCAATCGCTATAAGTTAATGGACTTCCTGCACAAACAGCTACCATATTACTTGAAGCTGATATATAACCGAAATAAAAACTGAATACTGCATCTGGTACGAATTTAGACATAGTTTTTTACCTTCCTTTTTTTAATTTATTTTCCGATAACGGAACTACTTTGTGTTGTTACGCTATGAACATCGAGAACATAATGATTTTTCTGTTCTGTTTGCTCTTCCTTTTTTTCTTCTTCTTTCACTTTCTTTTTTGGATATCTGATTCTTTTTCCCATTTTTATTCCTTATTGATTGTTGGGCTATTACCAAAATAAAGGGTTAGATACCATGCGCCAAGTGTGCTTTTAAGAATATCCATACCTGCTAAATCAAATTGCCTTCCGCCACTCTGTAATAGTTTTTGTGCTGCAAATGCGAATAGTTCAGAAGGTGTACCTTCGGTAAATTGCCATGTTTCACTATTGAATTTTATTATTTTTGCGGTCATATTTTTTCCTCTTTAAATTAATTTTTATGTTGAAGAAGAGCCTTCAACTGCATTTGATATAATACTTATATTCATAGAAGTATTAACTATAATAACAGCGCAACCTGAAAAAAATGTAGTTTTATAACAATTTTCATTACTATTAGCATTGATAGTTACAGAACCAGATATCATAACAGTTCCGCTTGCGCTCCAAGAAGGATGCCCTATAGAATATGCTTTCCCGGGTATAACAACTTTTTTCCAATAAATAGGATAGACTTCAAATATAGTAACATTTGATATTCTTTCTCTAGTAGGAGATAATCTCTCGTTTGATTTGAGTGTAACATTAAATATGTGTACTGTATCTTTATGCATAGAATCAGTCATATTATTCTCCTCCTAGATATATTTATTCACTACCCACATAACTTCCCGTATCTGGACTAGGGAATATTATTATTTTTCCTTGTGATGGTACATGCCAACCACCATGAGAATCCAATATTTTTACCTGTTGTTGATAAGTACCTGCTGGTAAGCCAGAACCAGTAAAAACAACACTAAACTGATTAAAAGAAGAACCGCTTCTAATTTGACTTCCAGATAATTGTGCTACTGTATAATTGACATCACCATATCTAAATATTGTAACCCAAGTTGCACCATAAGTCAAATTAAGAGCAACGCCGTTGTGGTCCCAAACATTATAAACAAAAACTTGTTCGTCTCCCGCAATCATATGAATTTCTTCTAGATTATTGGCGTGAATTGTTGTAAAATCTGTCATATATTATCTCCTTAATCCAATACTACTTTTAATTGGGATGCGCTTATTCTGAAACCTGCTGATAATTCGACATATTTTGGTTTTGCCAAATATTCTTGAAATAATTTTTCTCCACCAGACCCCGCCGAATATAAAGTTACTCCATTAACATAAAGAGGACAAGGGGAAGATTGTACAAAAGTAATATGTCCAGCGTTTCTAGTAGAACCTCCGGTAACACCCGGAGAAACCCAACTTCCTGCACCTCCACAGGGTATTCGGCAATAACCAATCGAGCCACTTAATTCTTCACTACCCGAAGTAGTATATTTGTCATTCCAACTTGAAGGATTCCAAAAAAGACCCGCATATATTGCAGACCCGGGAGTTGCAAAATTATTATTGTTTAAATAATGGTCTAATAATTTACCTGCTAAGTATGGAGACATACAACCTGTTATGCTAACACCAATACTGCCCGGTAAAAAAGAAACATACTCTTGTAAATACAAATTTCTAAATGTATCTCCATCTCTAACATAACCATAAAATAGCATACAACCACTGTTACCCCCGGTAGCACTACCATTCTTAACGCCAAAGTAACTAAATGACCAACCCGGCAAGGATGCAGAATTAAAAAGTATTGTATTTTTATTCCATGCGCAACCGCTTGTTGTTGATACATCCCATTTTCCTATGACATTTTCTCTGGCATAGGAAGCTGATGATACTTCTGTCCCGACATCAGAATCTGTCGGGTTAGTAGTATAAAATGCCATATAAGCTACACTTCCGGCTGTACTGGCATTTTTAAAAACATGGAGTAATATCATTTTTTCCATCGCATTACTTAAAATCCCCGTTGACATAGGTATTGTTGTCATAATATTTACTCCTTTAAACTACATATACTCTTAACCAACCCGCAGGAAATCTAAATGCATCTTGTGCATACATAATTTTTGAACCTGACAAAGAAGAAACGAATAGATTAGCACCAAGTACAGGAATGCTCTGAAAATCAGCACCCATTGTTTCTAATGTTACCGCTTTTATATTACCCCATTCCATTGTAGCAGAACCTGTAAATACCAATGAAGCTGAATTTGCTGTAGAGCCAGATGCCACTCCCGGAGTAGGGATAGTCCAACCAGACGTGCCAGCAATATATTTAGGACTGTAATCTCCCGGGGCGGACACTTCATATTCAAAATCATCAGAATCGGTGGTTGGTAAAAGATGATATAAATGGGCATATATGCTTGCACCCGGACCAGAAAATGTTCTTTTATTTAAAACAAGGTTTAACATACCATCAGCAGCATAATTATAAATACCTCCTGAAAGTCTTACAGATAAACTCGATACAGGAATTGAAACAACTTCTCCGGTAGAAACATATATAGGATTTTCGCTTATTATTGGACCAAAGAAATAGACGGTGCTACCTCCAACAGTTGAATCATGACTACCAGATACTATTGCTGAAAATGTTATATTTTCCCAATTCCCTGTACTTACAGGAAAATCATATTGTGCTATATTAGTAGCAGAACCATCTGAAACCAAGAAGGGATAAATTATACCTGCGACTGCTGCTGCTGTTTTACCCCAACCGAGTGTTGTTAAAGCAGCTTGGTCTATACTGGAAGCGGCTACTCTTTTATAACCAAGAGAACCAGATATTTCTCTAACATCTTTTCCGGTCTCTAAACCAGAAGCAGTTGTAGGAGTAGTATAGAGTGCAATATAACAAGGGCATGGGGAAAATAGACTATTTCTTAATAAATAATTTATAATTTTATTCTGTAAAAAATCAGATGTATTAGTGCTCATATTTATAAAACTCCTTCTGCATCATGTATCGGATTCATTTTCCATAGTGCGGCAGGTATCATAAAGCCATCAGGATAAAGCACTGTTACATTAGGATATACATCGGCTCTCATTAATAGATTTCCTGCTGCTATAGCATCTCGTAAACAAATGCCTCTAATAGTTGACCAATCGGTTATAACTTCATATGCATAAATTATATCTCGAAGATTAATACTAGAACCCCCCGCAGACGCAGCCCAACTTCCTGTGCCCCCACAGGGAATACGGGCATAACCAGTTGAACCACTTATTTCTACGCCACCCGCATCGTTTTGATTGGGTAGTGTAATATAAAGAGCAGCATGTAATAAAGCAGAAGGGCTGGTATAAATATTTCTGTTTAAATAATGGTCTAATAATTCGTTTGCTAAAAAAGTAGAAATATGACCATTGAGTGTTATATTAATTTGACTTGGATTAATGAGAAATGTATCTCCTTCATCGATAGTTCTTGAAGCACTTAATTCTCCGAAAAATAAAAGACTTCCGCTTTGAGAACCATTTGAAATTCCATAATGACTGACACGCCCCCAAGATTCTCCTGTAGGTATTGGAAATTCCAATGTTGTATTAAGGCTTGCTTGTCTGTTACTTATTGTCCACACATTAGAAGCAGATACACGCCGATAGCTACTGCCAGATAATTCGGTTTCTACTACTTTGGTCCAATTATCATTATCACCCTCATGATAAGTAATTGTTTGATTATATAAACCCAACCATACAGAGCTTCCTGCAACAACACTAGCACTTCTGAGCACATGATTAAGCATAGTGTTCCTAAGATATTGCGATACATATGGTTTAGTTGTGCTTTTAATGGGTGCTGTCATATTATTTGCTCCTTAATATATTATTCCCGGTCTAATTTTAAAATCAATAATAAAAATTATATTATATATAATATTATAATAAGTTATCTATTGTAGCAACAACTGTTAATGGGTAAGTTGCTTGTGCAACAGCCGATGCACTTGTACCGAGTCTTAATTTAATAACATCAAAACCTCTAAAATCTCCGGGGTTTAATGCATAACTTCTGACAGAAGCAGATGTAACAGCAAGGCTAACTTCTGTGCTACCTGAAGTATATAGTGCACCAAAATTTGCACCATTATCATTTGATACTAAAAAGGTAAGTGTTGTACCCGTAACTACACTTCCAGCTATATAAAGACCAGTTAGTGCACCTTCGTTAAGAAATATAGAACCAGATGTAGTTTGTCCAACTGGTATTGTGTATGTATTTTCAATTTTAGGCATATTTTTCTCCTTTTAAGAAGCTAATTATTTTATTTTGTAAATTCATTGAAACTTCCAAAGCCATCTTTCAGATAATGAATATCGAATTGATATACTAAGGCGTTACCCGCATAAGTGTTATCATCACGATAAAGCTTTATAATCATAATAGATGATACACTTGCAATACTACTCCCACTAATCATAGCTGAACCAGAGTTCAATTGATGCATGCTACCACTTGTGTATGCTAATCTTTTATTAGCCATTACAAAAGTGCTATATGTATCTGGTACAGAACCGCCTATAGGAAACCATTTATAATCCATTTTAAATACTGGACTACCTGTTGACTCTTGTTTCCAGTGCACGTGCGGGTCAATACTTGTACCTTGCGCCCACGAGTGAGGCATTTGTGCAATCATATACATTATTTGTGTAGTATCTGATGGTGGATATAAATAACCAATTCCATTAGGGTCAAAAGCTGGTTTATCAGTTTGCCCTTGTTTGGCTGTGGTCAATGGAAAAAAAAGGTCGTCCCATACAGGAGACGACCCACTTATTTTTGTATCTATTTCTTTTAGGTAAGTACCTAACTGAATATTTTGTGAAGCTACATTTGAATTGTTGAGGTCATACTCTTTCTTCGTGTCAATCTGAATCATATGCACCTCCTAAAAAGTAAAAAACTATAACCTCCTTTAATCTATTCTAATGCCCCTAGTAAGGAGGGTGAAGATTCGGGGAAAGCTTTGGGAGAAGCTGTAACCTTAAACCGCAGGGCGGGGGATAATTCATACGATAAAAGGATAAACAGTCCCGCCATTCAGCCGGAATGCAATAAATTATGTATATTATAATGAGATTGTAAAAAAACTGATATACTCTCTCATTATAATATAAAAGAATTTCTACTTCCTAACAGACCTTCTTTTTCGCATTAATTCTTTCTGCTGTTCTCTACTTTTTAATTTTGCACACTCTTTACAGTATTTTTGTATATTACTATTCTTTTTTATTTCTTTTCCACAATTTATACAACGAGAGATTGGTTTATGCTCTTGAAAAAGAATATTGAAATATTCCATTACATTATTTAAATCACTAATAACTATTTCATTCTCTGGATTTTTATCAACATAATTTAAACGTATCAATTCTCTTTCTGCGTTATAAAAAATAAAGTAATTATAATATCCGTGAAGTATGTCTGCTAAATCTGTTTCACTTATATTATTGAGTCTGGACAAACGTATAATATCTGAAAAATTATTATAGTGAATATAATAATGCTCAGACTTTCTTAGCTTGGACTTATCTCTTTTTACGCTCCCTATTTTTAATGCTTTAGAAAATATAAGAATAGTGAATAAAAGTTTTTTATCTTTATTATTATCTATAGCTTTTAATGTATCTATCTCTTTTTGAGAAATAGATACACTTTCTATTTTTCTAAGGTCATAGCTGAGTGCAGACCTTATCCATTTTTTTATTGTGTGTGCTTCTGTTATAGGATTGAAGTTTATATCTTGTTTTTGACAAAATCTTATAAGTTCTTTTTCTAAACGAATTTCTCCATAATTAAAAGTTTGTCTTATATATTTTGCAACTAGATACATTTTACTATAATCAATAATCCCATCAGGAAAACCATCATTAAATATTTTCTCTGCATCTTTTTCCTCATCAAATGAGAAAGATTTTTTACTTCTCATACAAGTCTCCTAATTCGAATTCTTTTATAGTATATTTATTCCAAAGGTATTCAATCTTTCCATAATCGTCTTGTATAGGCATTTTTATAATTCCAGAAGATGTGCGAGTTATATTTTCGAGAATACCATCTGGAAACATGCGCCAAGCAAACTCTACCATTGATTTCTCGTTACCATATGTTATTTCTATTGCATAATCTGCAAGTTCTGATTCATTAGTAGTTATTTCATTAACGCATTTTTTTCTCAAATAATGTATAAAGGAATCCAAATTTGAATATGAATTATTTAAATCATGTCTCATTCCTTTTTTAAACGTTTTATATTCCTGTAAGCAATTGCTCATTTTTATAATATTTTCTTGTTTTAAATCATTTTCTTTATTCTGTAGTATCGTATAATCAAAATCTTTAGCTGACCTTGTTGTATATCTTCCTATGAGAGATAGGTTTGCTCTCATGTACCTACTTATATGATTGACGACTGAGTGATTGTCTAAGAAATAAGAATGCTGTTTATATTCTTTTATCATTATTTCCTGTTCATAAGAATTATCTTTGTTTCTTAGTATTTCTGCAAAAGATTTTTTAAAAGCAAGATGACTATAAATATTATATTTTTTTATTTCTTTATTATATTTGCTCATATAATGGGGATAAAGAAAACGAAAATAAGCAGGGCGTACATTACATAAAATGCGATTATTAAAATCCCATTTATAAGCTTCTTCGGGTGTCATATCTTTGTTTATTTTTTTATATTTTGTCCAATGCTCACGGAATGGTGGTACAGTAAGCCCTTTTACCCCATCGATTATTTCTCCTTGTATAACTCTACCAATTTTCAATCTTTTTAAAAGTGCATCTCTTTCTTCTGTGCCCGGTGAAAATTCTTCGAGCATAGTATAAATTGAACTAGATATATTTGTAGCAAAGCCGACTTTACTATTATAACCATTCAATTGACTTTTTACTTGTTTTTCATCATCTTTTGCATTAACAATTGTTTTTTCTGCTTTTTGACTTTCATACAATATTGGTATTCCCTCAACTCTACCTTTAACCATTATATTGTTATTAATGGTACAAATTAAATCTCCGTCAAAATCTGCACCACCATGTATAGCACAATCAATACCTATTCCATTAGCAGGGAAAATTATGCCACTGTGAATGTGGCTGAACCATTTTCTTGTATCTGGTCTATCTTGTAAATTTAATACATTGAATTCTGAATGATGCACAATTGGGCTTCTTATGGCACTTATTCTGTCTATGCCTCTGTTTAGCCAATATTCTGAATAGTGCTCTCCGTCTTTTAATATTGGTTCATGTTCTACGTTAAATATATGGCATGCTTGATAGAAGGGGTCTCCTATCATAAATTGATAATTAGCGTTTATTAAAACACTACCCATGTAAGATTCTTTTTTCTTTTTGCTTATTGTTTTAATAAATCTATTTTGAATATATTTGTCTTTGGAAAGAAGGGGGTTTAATAAAATAGCTTTAACTGATATGTCTGCTTTTTTAAATTCTTTTAAATTAAAATCGTGCTCTCCTGTTGCATATAATAGCATATTTTCAGGACTATTACCACTAATATCTCTAAACCAATTTATAGTAGGTTCACATAGGTTAGCGATATCTGCATCATTCATTTCTAATACTTGCAAGAACTGGTAACTGGTACGTGAATAGGATTTCTCTTTTTTTAAATTGACTTTAGCAATAGAAAAACCTAAATGATTAATATGACATTTTCTTATAAAATCTTCTGTGTTAATATAAGCGTCATATAATTTGAACATTGATTCAGATAATATTAAATCAACATAACGTGCATCTTGTATATTGCCATATATATCTTTGAAATAAAAATCTTCTGCTATTTCATCAGCAAATTTCTCAATATCAAATACACTAACAAGACCTTTCGTGAAAGGTGCTCTTATAATAGCACAACTAAAAGTATAGTCTAATTCTAACTCATCACTCCATTGTTTTGCAAGTCTTGGAGATATTAAACCTTGTCCATCCCATGCATTTGCTTTTATTGTGTAATTTCTTTCTTCTACATCATCATCTTGGTCAATTCCTTTATAAGTTACAAAATCAACACATCTTATTGTATCAATGTGTTTATCTGGTACAACTGCAAATTTCGGGAATGAAACTGGTAATGTTGAAGAACTGTATAACGAAAAATACGCACCGAATTTTGCTGCTACCATCGGTACGCTCTCATCCCTGCCATTTTCTAGGATATCTATTAATGGATTTTTTATATCATTATTTATAAATAATGCTGTGTTTCTACGAATCATACCAGCAGATGCCATGAATGGTACAAATCTTATACCATTTATATAAAAGCCATTCTTTTTTAGAATATTTAGGTAATGGATTTTATTGGTAAATTCGATAGAAATCAAATCTTCTACAAATAAGATTTTTTCAATTTTATCTATTGTTTCTGTGAGTTTTATACGATTTTCATTTGTGTTTTCATACTTTTTTAGCTTTTTTTGCAATAATAGTAAATCTTCAAGGTAATTTTGGTCAAAATTTCGTTTTTGATAAAGAAAAAGGGTTCTTAATAAGGAAGAATCATTAATTGTTATAACTTCTGAGTTAATTCTAGCTTCATCAAGAGAAATATCTATCGAAAAATTGGCTTTTTTTAATCTATCTGAAGAGAATTTTAATATGTAAAACTGCTGCAGTTTCTTGATAGTAACCTCCTAATCATTAAATACTGCCTCCACTATCCTACTGATTTATTTTGCTATATCTATGGGGTTGTTTTTTTTATTGATAGAAAATAAACCCGAATAGGCTTATTCCTCCTTTCCCACCGCTCCTCACCTGTGTAAACAGCGGTGTCAATAAAGACATTTTAGTATAATGTCTAACTATAATTATACCACACTTTTGAATAATTGTCAAGGGTAAAACGC